TAGAGCCAACCTCAGCGCCGGACGGTGCGGTAATCGTTACCACGCCACCCTCATCAACCTCAGCAGTGAAGCCCTCTGCAATATCGCCCATAGCGAAAGTTAGCCCGGCTTGCTTAGCGAGCTGAACCGCAGCGGAATCACCCGCAGGCTCATCCACATCATCCGCCGGTTCTACCTGCTCACCCTCAACAGGTTCCGCAGGCTTATCACCAATGACAGGTTCAACCTTGATCTTTTCAGTCGGTACAATCTTCACATCGGACGGGTAGGTAACCTCGACCTCGCCCGCGATCTGCACAGACTCATTACGTAAGCTCTTAACCTCGTCGCGGATCAGGGCGACGATATCTTCCTTAGTTAGCGACATACCGTCGCTCCTTTCCTCACCCTTGGGGTGAATGTGTTGTCCTGCTGCCGATTCCGGCCTGCTAGCGCTAGGTGGCGGCGGTGCCGCCGCCCTATTGGAGTACTTGAATTGGGCTAGGACACGACGGCCACCAATCGATGCTTCGACAGGCTGTTTAGCGTCGCGGACTTCATCAATTAGCCCCGCGTCAAGCGCTTCGTTAGCCGTGTACCATGTTTCGGCAGACATGCGGCCCAGCCAATCATCTAGCTCGCCGCCAGCTTTTCCGGCGTAGATACCGGCAATCTTCACATCCTGGCGTGCAAGGTCTGCCTTAGTCTTATCGATATCATCGGCGTTTCCTGCCAGCGTTGTCCACGCTTTGTGGATCATTACTTCCGCGTTAGGTCTGGCAATGACGTTACCGCCTGCGCCAACCGCGATAAACGATGCGGCGGATGCCGCGATAGACTCAATAACGGTAGTGACTTCGCCCGCATAGCCGCGCAGCGCGTTAAGGATAGCCACGCCCTCGAATACGTCGCCACCGCCGCTATTGATACGCACGGTGACAGGTTCGCCGCCAAAGCCTTTAAGCTGCTCGGAAACATCCTTAGCGGTGTTATCCCACCCGATATCACCATAGATTAGAATCTCATTCATGGATTCCCCTTAGTTTGTTGAGTTTAGCTTCAATCGCCGCGTCAACACTTGACTCATCCGGTTCCGGTTCAGTCAGCGAAACGCCCATCTCCTGCTCCAACTTTTCACGCGCCAGCTTCGACCGCAGAGCATCGGAAATCTTCTGCTTAGGTGGCAACGTGTAGCGGCGGCGCAAATCCTCTTCCAAATCCTTATCGGAGAAAATCGCTTTAGAATTAAGCAACTGCGCAAGATCGCCCGGCGTGATTTCTTTCTTAGAAGCGATAGGGTCAAACACTAGCTGCGGCATCAAACCATCATGCTCAGGGAACGCGACACGCACAAGATCCTCAATGACGTGCTGCGTGGCTACATCCTGCACCCACTCGGCCATCGTCTGCAATGACTGAACCAGCAAATCATTCTGCGTAGAAGCCAGCGCATAAGCGCCGCCCTTACCATCCAGGTTCAACACATGCGCCATGACAGAACGAGCCATCATGTTATCGTGATAGGCGATAGCCTCACGCGGGCTAACCAACTGGCCCGAAGTGCCTTTAACTTCCAGCTTCGCGCCCGCAGGGATAGAAGCGCCAGAATGCTCACCGGAACGAAACCCCTCAACGATTTCCTGACCGCGCTCCAAATCGCCGTCCGGGTCGTTAGTGAACTCGCTACCGGTATAGACTGGAACACCCATGCCGTTGCGGTCAAGCGTGTTCAGTTCAAGGCGCAGCAGCTCATCTTTAATAACCCAGTTCTTATAAGCAGGGCGTAAGATAGAGCGGCCATACCATTGCCCTCCGATATCGTCAAAGCAATAAGCCACCAGACGATTAACCGGAATCTTAGGGGTTGTAGCCTGCTTACGGTTCGTGCCTGAAGCTGACTGCTCGATGGATTCAAGCCCGCCATCATCAGCGACGTTAATTCTAGTTATCGTGCCCGGCCAACGTGGTGCCAGCTTGCGCAGATGCTCACGGCCATCACTGCCAACCTCATACACCTGCTCGAAGAACATGTGCCCAAAGACAAGCGCGTACAAAGCCTGCTCGAGATGCTTATCCCACGACACACGGCCAGCACGCGGCGCGAGCGGCTTATGCGGATCATCACCACGCACCCGCAGCCGCAAATCCTCAGCCACATGCGACACAATCTCGGCAGGCGCACCGTTAGCATCCAACTGCCAATTAGCGCGCCGGATAGGTAACGACACAGCGCGATAGATTGCAGTAACCTGCGCATCCTCACGCAGCATCTTAGCAAACGTGTGTGAAGAACGCGGGAACGCTAAAGCCCGGTTATCTTCCTGCAAAGCACGATTCTGCACAGCACGCGCAAACCCCACTTCACGGATCTTAGGTTCGTCCATATTCCCACCTCCTTAGAACTGCATGGTTGCAGCCCTGTTCTTTCTACGCACCACGCGCGCCTTACCAACAAACCTCTTTTTCTCGATATCTGCTACCTGTTCCGCGCCAATGAACTCCTGAAGAACCCAGATGGCGAAAGTTGCCGCATTCAGGATTGACACATCCGATGCGTAACGGTCTAGCGACGGGTAGCGCCCCGTAGACTGCCGCTCCTGCGCCAATTGCCACGCCGCCACCCAACGCGGGTTACCATCATGCACAATCCGATCCTCAGCCCACAAGCGCTTAAACAACTCCCACGCCTTAGACACCTGCGCGCCGTTCAACTCATCCGGATACACACCCGCCTCATGTAGTGGCGCTACAACGGTTGAACCAGCGCCCAAAGGGTCAAGGCCAACACCCGCAGGGAAGATGCCATCATCCATGGAACTATCAAGCGTGCGGGAAATTGAACCAACAATCTCAGACCGCACAAACTCATGCACCGGCGCAAGCGAAAGAAATATCTTATCCCCCGCTGTTACCGCAGACACCAACCCGGCGCGCTCACCATCCGGCGTGAAGTCAGCCCCCAAAGCACACAACGAATCAGCACCCAGCGCAACAGCAGACTCGTGATGGAACGCAGGCTTCTCATCGACACGCGAAGCCCACGCATTAACATCAATTAATGTATTTACATCGTCACCATCGAGGAACTGAACCCAGCGCCCCCAGCCAAGCATCTCAACCTGAAAGCCAACATCCGTTAGTTTAGTGAGCTGCGACCGCACTTTCTTCTCAGTCGCCACAACACCATAACTAGGGTTAGCCAACTTCCACGTTTCAGGATCATCCGGCTCCAAGCCCTCAGGTGCTGCGAACTCCGAGAACATAACGCCCTCAGACTCGCCAGCCAGGACACGATGCCGAATCTTAGAAAGTTCCTCACCTTTAGGGTGCTTGAACTCATTGACCGCAGATGACGTGAAAAAGGTTTGCGGATCATCCGCCGCAAGCTGTGTAGGTGACACAGCATCCAACTCACCACTATCGAGGTTGTACGCCTCATCAATCATGAGTAGATCGATCTTGTCAAAACCACGACCCATATCATTAGAACGCGTAGTGAACTGAACCTTGCCACCATCCGCAGTCTCCATCTCAGCCTCACCCGCCGAAGCAGTGTTACGCACCAAGCGGCGCGCAGCCCAAGGCCGTGACTTAATACGCTTCCAAAGACGGTTACGAATAGACTTAGCGGTTCGCCACTGATGAGCGGAAAACACAATCTGGTGGTTCAGCTTAAACAGGCGATACAGCAGGATGATTTCAAGGATTAGAGACTTACCATTCTGGCGCGGACAAATCAACACATAATCCGAATGTAGCCACTTACCATCCTCACCAACCGCCAGGGCGTAAAGGATTTGTTCACGCTGCCACGGCATCGGGTTAATCCCGAATGATTGCGCGAGCTTGATTGCTTTCTCACCATGTGATAGGTCGCCAGCCTGCTCGTATACAAACCGTTCTGGTGTTTGCCTGCCTTCAAGCTCCGGGAACTCGCTAGCGATGATTTCACTGAACCGTTCGTTAGCTTCACTAGAGGTCAGCGAGCGGGTCTGCTTCTCCAACTGTTCCACGATCCCCCTGCCTCCTTTGAATCTCAGCCAGCAGTTGCCTAAACACCGTGCTCAACTGACGCTGTTCAGCGACCGCAGAATCAATCTTCAAAGTGATCTCACCCTCACTAGTCACCACACGCGCCCACGCATCCGCATCACCAGCCGTCAACCCATTCAAACGGTCAAGACGATCCTTAGTGCGTGCTGCCTCGACCACCAACGCAGCCGTAGAAGCATCATTAGAATCACTTGTCAAATCGTCAAACAGCGCCCGGCCACCGGACTCAAACTCATCAACTAGCTCCCAATCCATGAAAACCGCCTTTCCGCAGCTCAACTAGAATGTTTTGGCAACCCTGAAGAATTCCCTCA